GATGTTAAACAAAAAGACCTTTTTAATTTATTTCAAAAGAATTTAGTTCTTAATGAAAATATCATTATTTCTAATTCATATATAGTCCCATTAGAATATGAAATGAGATTAGATAAAATATCTAATTTTTTATATGGTTCACCTGATTTTGTGGAAGAATTGATGATTATGAATAATATAACCAATCCATATTCAGTATTAGAAGGACAATATATATATTATTGTGATTATGATAGTTTATCATTATTTTATACTACTGATCCTGATATTACAACATCGACTAGAGATAAATTAATATCATCATCACAAACAAATAACAAAGTTAAACCAAAAAATGATAAAAATTTACCATTAACAGTTAAACCATCGAATTTGAATCAAATTACTGTAACAAAAGACAATAAAGTAAAAATTATAAATAGTTTTGAATAATTTACATTATTCCCATTTTCGTTTAATTCATTTTTATATATAACTATAAAATATCTATTATAATGATAGAAGTTATAGAAAAAGCAAAAATAAAAACAGAAGATATTACATTTCAATTAAATGATCCATTATCAGCAGATATAATGAAGCAATCATTTGACTATACACCTTATGTGTATATTAAAAAATTAAATGATACAACAACAAATCCACCTGTTGTTGGTACTAGTGTTGATCCAAGAGATATTATATCTGTTAAATTATATAATGATAAATTTTTACCAGAAATAGAATTATGTTGTTATGATTCAAAGGGAATATTATTTAACGATTTATATCCTTTTGACCATGATACACTTATTTGCTTATTTGTAAAATCAAGTTCAGAAAATACTTTTCCAATTCGTATGGACTTTATGTGTACATCATATGAAACAATAAAAACAGATGAATCAAGAGATATTTTCAAATATGTAATACACGGTATATTAAATATAGATGAATTACATTATAATCGTTACGAAGCAAAACGTGGAACTAGTTATAATGTTTTAAAGGAAATAGCATTACAATTAAATTTAGGTTGGGCATCAAACGTTTCAGCATCTGATGATGAAATGTGTTGGATAAATCCACAAGAAACATATTTACATTTTATTGATGAAATAACAAAATATTCATGGATTTCAGAAGACACGTTTATATGGACATTTATTGATTTTTATTATAATTTAAATTATATAGATATTCAATCTGAATTAAACGAATTCAATAGAGAAGAATTAGGTGAATTTACTAATCAACAAGTTGAAAAAAATCCTGAAGAAAAAAATGTTTTATTATATTTAACAAATAATAAATCATTTAATATGACCAACAAATATATAAGTAAATTTAATTTAATTAATAAGTCATTCAAAGTTAATTTGAATAAAAATTATAAAATGAAAAGTACTTGGTATATAAAAAATGAAAATACCGTATATAAGCAATTTTTAAAAGAACTTATAACTGATGATACAAAATTAGGTGCAGATGAAGGAGCATTAAAACAATTAATTGATAAACCATCACAAATTTATGTTGAAAGTATTAACGATGAATATTTTATTGGAAAAATGGATACTGAAAATAATGTACATAAAAATTATGGTCTTGCTAAAGCTTCTAATAAATATAATTTAGAAACACTTGAAAAAATGGTATTAGTTGTAAAATTAAATCAAGTAAATTTTTCAATAAAAAGATTTCAAAACATTAAAATTGAAATATATAATCCCCAAGATTTATTTTCACAAAATGCAAATACTAAATCACCTGAAAATAATATAAATACCAAATTATCTGGTTATTGGTTTGTTACTGGAATAAACTATGAATTTAAAAGAAAAAATGGTGTTGAACAAGAAATAACATTGATGAGACGTGATTTAAGTGTAGATTATGGAAAAGGAAGTGATTCAAAAAATGATTTAAGATCATTATAAAATAAAATAAAAATATTATGCCACTAAGTTTTAGAAATTTAATAAATGGAAACGAATTAGCAACACCACTTGGTTCTGAAAGTATAATGAAATCATTACCAAAAAATTCAGCAAAATATATAAAAGGATATGCTAGTGATACTGCATTAGAAGCGTTAGCTAATGCAACAGATACAAATGTTGGATTGCTTAAACAAACATTAGGTTTAGAAACCAAAGAATTAGATGCATATGATCCATATCACACATCAGATGCAAAACCAGAAGAATTTTGGGAAGGTCAAGATGGAAAAGCTGTTCAATTGATATATGATGAAAATACAAATACATTTAAACGAGCATTATATACAAATAATGAATTAGGTGGTTATGGTCAAAATGATTTTTGGTATGAAGACCCGTTTATACCAACATTTGAAATTTCATTTAATGAAAATACACCATTTTTTGCTGGTACAGATAATTTATCGGATGCTGCTACTAAAAATAGTTTGAAATATTTTATACAAAAATATATGGACATTGATAATATTGGTTACACTAATAGATTTGAAATTTGGAAAGAATTCAATAAAGTATTTTTTAAGATTTTTAATAAAGATACAGCACAAACCAATTCTAAAAACAAAGTATACTATATAACAAAATTATCTGGCTTAGATAATCTTAACAAAAAAATGATAAAATATGGTGAAGATAAAATAACAATAACATTAAATGAAGATGTATCTATGTTAGCTTGGTATATTACTGAATTATATAATAATCTTGTTTATAGTTATAGAAATCAAAGATTTATGTTTCCTGATAATTTATTAAGATTTGATATGACAATTAAAATAAATGATATGAGAAATTATCAAATGCCACAAAGTTCAAATCCTAGTTCAGATACAAATATGGTTAATAAAGATTATATAGCAAATAAAGATATTAAATATTCATTATCACCAAAATCACAAATTGTTTATACATTACATGATTGCAATTTCGATTTTTTTGAAAGTAAAAATTATGGTAATGATTTAGAAATTGGTGGATATAATGGTGGACCAACTTATACACCACAGTCATTATCTTTCGATATATATTTTAAATCGGTAACTAGATCAAGTAAATTCCCATTAATTAATAATAGTTTAACTATTGATGCTTGGGAATCATCATTATTCACAAAGGAAGAAGCTGAAGTTGGTACTAAACAAAATTATTTAGATAATTTAACACGAATAAAAACAGAAGCAACACCAGAAAAAAAAGGTTATTTAAATCAATTATTGGGGAAAGCAAAACAAACAATAGCCAATCAAGGATTAAATTATATTGATAATCTTGAAACAACATTAAGAGAAAAACGAGGCAAGACAGTAAATGAATTATTATCACAATTTTCTAACGCAACAACAATAAATAAAATTGAACCAGATAACGTGTATAACAAAAATTTTAATGATCGAATAAATGTTGTGAATCTCGGAAAACAACTGGCATCAGGATTATTGACTGATTTGCAAGATACTGTACGAGATGCTTCAAATTTTTAAAAAATAATAAAATATAATGCAATTATCAAGAGATTTTTATGTAGGTATTGTAGAAGATAATAAAGACCCAAATAGAAAAGGAAGAATTAAGGTTAGAGTTCAAACACTTTATCACACAATTCCTGTTGAAGATATACCTTATGCATATCCATTTGCTAGTTTAGCAGGTAAAGAATTTCAAGTTCCTGCAATAGGTAAATTAGTAAATGTATTATTTTTAAGTGATGACTTATATTCACCATATTATATATATTCAGAAAATTACAATGAAAATTTACAAAGAAAACTTAAATCATTAAGTGATGAAGATTATGTAAATTTTACTGGATTATTATTTGATGAATCCACACAAATATATTTACAAGGAAAAACATTAACAATAGATCAATTATTAAATAAGATAACAATTGATAATGCTTCAATTAACTTAGAATTAAAAGATAATGAAGAAATATTAAATCTTGGATCAAGAGATGCTGATCAAGATGCTGTATTAGGTACAAGATATTTTGAATGGATGGATAAATTTATTGCAGAATTTATGAAACCATTTTCTATGATAGGAAATGTTGGCGCACCAATAATAAAAACAAAATTAACTAAATTATGCCAAGAATATCAATCTTTAAGACCTGATTTTGTTTCAAATAATGTAAAAATTGTAGATAATGGTGAAGTAAAAATTTTAAGTCGTTCACCAGAAGTTATAAACAATAAAAATGATATTGATTTAGTTGTACCTATTGAAGATGATCCAGCACTTAATCAACAATTAAATAATGCCATCTTAGAACAAAATCAAAAAGCTTGTGATGATTTAAAAAATGCAGCACCTAGCAATATTGTACCAATTAGAGATAACCCAACAACTGATCCAACAAAAGAATCACCAAAAGTAAAAACCAATAGACAAAAAGGAAATCAAGGTTATATAGATAATCTACATCCACAAATTAGACCATATGTAACAAGATTAATAGATAGAATTGAAGCTGAATTGGACACTAAAATTACTATAACAAGTGGATATAGATCAATAGAATATCAAAAACAATTAATTGCACAAGGAAATAAAGATGCTGCTCAACCTGGAAAAAGTTATCACCAATATGGATTAGCTGTTGATATGTGGCCAACACATAAAAATAAACTTATTACAAAAGCAACACAAAACAATTATCCTAATTGGGATAGACTAGGTTCAATCGCTAAATCATTAGGTTTTAGATGGGGACAATCATTTGGTGAAAATTGGCATTTTGATATGGGATTTGGATTTACTACAACAGAATTGTATCGAAGATATAACAATAATGATTTTATCGAAGAATCATTTGTAAATTTGGGTGATCCACAAGTTAAACCAAGCAATAATCAATATAATGGTCAAGATTATGAAATAAAAACTGATGCTAATACTCAATTTGCTGTTAATGAACCTTGTGATGCTTCTAAGCAATTTAATACAGGTGGAGAATCCGAATCAACATCACCAATAAATGATCAATCTGATGAAAGTGAAGGCCCAACTAGTGATAATTCTACTTTAAATTGTAAAGAAAAAAATGCTAAAAAATTGTTAGATCAAATTTCAGAAGGTGAAGGTACAACAAACAAAAAAGCATCCCAAGAAAAAGGTGATGCAGTTACAGC